TGGAGTCGGCTTCTTGATGGTTTCCTTTGTCAGTTCGGTCACCTCGTTGGTATCCGAGTCCTTTGTGTCATCGATAGCGAAAAGACCATTCATCGCATATTTGCGTGCATAGGAACTAGCTGTACCAGTGATTTGTGGCTCATCCATGCCCTTCTTCACTTCACTTTCCCTTGCATAAGCAGTGGTTTCGAAGTAGTCGTTTCCGAGTACTACCCTTGCAGTCGCTCTGACGTAGTGCCAATCGCCCACCAACACAGGTTCGTCCGACAATATGAGAACAATTCCAAGCTTTCCGAGAATCGGCTTTACCGCTTCAAGGATGTCCTCGGCGGAGCGGTATTTGTATCCTCCGAACTTGTTCGTCTGCCCCTTTGGAGCTTTCAGTTCCTGCTGTACTCTGACCAGTCTTTGGATAAGTGTCAGTTCTTCTTTCTTCTCTTCCATGGTTATTTACCTCCTATTTCTTTCAGCCACGTACCATAATCTTCTCCATTGAAAGCAAAATAGCTTCTTGTCGTAATCCTATCCCCTCGGTAGGAGATACTTCCGTTGAAGCTGTCCTTGCAGATTCTCATGATTTGGTTTGCTCTCGAGGATTTGACGTCCTCAAGGTATTCGATGTCATGTCTGGAAAGAGACGGCTTCAGCAGGATTTCCGTTACCCTGCTCATAGATGGTTTTTGACGATGGCAATCAGTTCGAGAAGAAGGTCTCTTTCCTCGAAGTCTTCGCGGTTCAGTTTGGCTTCGGCAAGTTCCTTCTTCAGAAGGGATACCACCCTTTCCCTTGTTTCCTCAGACATTCTCTTGAAGACAAGCGGTGGTCTGTCGGAGACCTTGAGGTCTGACGGATAGTCGTCATCGAACATCGTCACGTATCGGCTTGTGTCAACCCCTTCGAGAACCCTTGCCACTTCCTTGGCAGTGAGTTTCTCGTGTCGGTTGATGGCTTCGGTCACCTTGTCTTGGTTTCCTCCGTACTTGATGAAAAAATAGATGAGAGAGTCTCGTGCTTTAATCATTTGTTTACCTCCTTTGACTAAAATTCACTTAAGTCAACTTGCTTTGGCAAAAAAAATACTGATTACTTCTTTGTCAGTTAAATGAAGAGTGTCTTTCATGTCATGTAGTTCTTTGAGGGTGAATCTTTGGCATTTGAGTTTTCTTGAAAACGATGTAGGCGTAATTTTCATCATTACTGAAAGCTCTCTGAAACTTAAATGGTTGCGATTTACCGCAGATAATAGCAAGTCTCTATCGATGGTCATTTATCCTCCTTTGTAAGTATCGCTAAGCTAATTTGCTTTGCTGTTTGTTAACTTAAGCGAACTATGAATAGTATAATTTACTTGTTTCCCTAAGTCAACAAAAATCTCAAAAAATTT